CTTGGTGAAGATCGTCTATCAAAATTTACCTCTTCATTTCCAATTGAAATGTATTTTGAGAATGTAGATTCTCTTGGTGGACAAGGTGCGTTCATTCAGAAGTTTGGTCTTATGATGGAACAGTCAGCTACATTGGTAGTTGCTCGTCGTCGCTGGGAACAGATGGTTGGTCGCTATGGTCAAACCATTCTACCAAATAGACCATGCGAAGGTGATTTAATTTACTTTCCATTAACTAAAGGTTTGTTTGAAATTAAATTTGTTGCCCATCAAGATCCATTTTATCAGCTTGGTAAACTATATGTTTACAAACTACAAGTTGAATTGTTCCAGTATGCTTCTGAAAGAATAGATACTGGCATTGCACCGATTGATGCCTTTGAAACTCTCAAGACATTTACCACTAATACAACTAGATCTCCTACAGGTGAAGTTACTAAGATTACAATGACTACTCAAGGATCAGGATACACTTCAGTTCCAACAGTATCCTTCACAAGCGCAACTGGTTCTGGTGCTACGGCAACTGCTGTTCGTGGAACAGGTACTACTGCAAATAAAATTATTCGCATTGATGTAACAAATCCAGGTAGTGGATACCAAACTGCTCCAGTAGTTTCTATAACTGGCGGTGGCGGATCTGGTGCGGTAGCAACTGCTTCTATTGATATTAATATTGATAAGCCAGAATCCTTCGGTGATAATAATAAGTTTAAAACACAAGCACAGGATGTATTGTTTAGCGTATCAAATCCATTCGGTGAAATTGACAGAGACAATAACCCATAATGTTAAACAGTAATGTATACTACCACGGAATAATCCGCAAGTGCATTGTAGGATTTGGTTCGCTATTCAGTGACATCTATATCGATCGTCGTGAAGGTGATTCTGTAACTGGTACGGTAATTCAAAGATTACAGATTCCACTGGCTTATGCACCAAAGGAAAAGTGGATTGTTCGTTTGGAACAAGATCCAACTTTGGAAAATCATGTTTATACAACTCTACCAAGAATGTCTTTTGAAATTATTGGTTATAACTATGATCCATCTCGTAAAGTAAATCGCATGCAACAGATAAAATGTGGTGATGGTACTGGTTCAGTATCTACTATGTATACTCCTGTTCCATACAATATTGATTTATCATTATACATTCTAACAAAAACTCAAGAAGATGGTCTACAAATTATAGAACAAATTCTTCCTACTTTTACACCTGAGTATACATTGACTCTTAATGCAGTTCCAGATATGAATGTTAAACTTGATGTTCCTATCGTGTTAAATAGTGTATCGGTTCAAGATGATTATGATGGAGATTTCCAAACTCGTAGGTTTGTTACTCATACTCTTAGCTTTCAAATGAAAATGAATTTATTTGGACCAATTTCTGGTCAAAGTATTATCGATACTGTTAATGCTAATGTTGGTCAGAACGAAAACTTTAGTAACCCAAATAGAATTTATACGGCAGAAGGTGATGTAACTACTGCAACAGTTGATAATGAGAGTTGGACATTTAACTTCTAATGGCACAAATTTATAATTCAAACTCCAATTTAAAAGCAGCTGGAGTTACCGTTGATTTTACACCTGAAGATGTAAAAGAGTACATGAAGTGTGCAGCAGATCCGATATATTTTATCGAGACCTACTGCTATATTGTTACACTGGATCATGGCTTACAGTTGTTTAAACTGTATGATTGCCAGAAAAACAAAGTAAATGTAATCCATACTAATCGTCGTGTGATTCTTATGGAAGGTCGTCAGCAAGGTAAGACAACTACCTCTGCAGCCTACATTCTTTGGTATACGATTTTCCAAGCCAACAAAACTGTGGCTATCCTTGCGAACAAAGCAACTGCTGCTCGTGAGGTTTTAGATCGTTATCAAACAATGTATGAGTTGCTGCCAAAGTGGATGCAGCAAGGTGTTACTACTTGGAACAAAGGTGATATTGAATTAGAGAATGGATCAAAAGTATTCACTGCTGCAACAGGTAAGTCTGGTATTCGTGGTAAATCAGTAAACATGTTGTATGTTGACGAGGCAGCGATTATTCCAAACAATGTGGCAGAAGAATTCTTTACTTCAGTCTATCCTACGATTTCAGCTGGTCAGACTACTAAGATTCTATTGTCTTCAACTCCTTTAGGATATAATCATTTCTGGAAGTTTTGGACAGATGCTGAAAAGGGTAGAAATGGATTCGTTAATCTATTCATACCATACTGGGAAATTCCAGGTCGTGATGAAGCATGGGCTGCAGAACAAAAAGCACAGCTTGGTGAACTTAAATTTACTCAAGAGGTTCTTTGTAACTTCTTAGGTTCTTCTCTTACTCTAGTTAGAGCAGATGCTATTTCTAGAATGAGTCCAGATACTATCGTCTATCAGAAAGATGGGTTAGATGTATATGTAAACCCACAGGCTGGTCATAGTTATTGTATGGTTTGCGATATAGCAAAAGGTGTTGGTGGGGATTATTCAGCATTCCAAGTTATTGATATTACAGAGGTTCCTTACAGAATCGTTGCAAAGTATCGTAATAATGAAATTAGTCCGTTGCTCTATCCAAATGTCATTTATAAAGTTGGATCAGACTACAACCAAGCATGGGTATTATTGGAAATTAACATCTCGGAACAGGTTGCTCACATCCTATATTCTGAGATGGAATACGAAAATATATTGATGGTTACAAGACACGCTTTGGGACAGACTGTCTCAGGTGGTTTTGGTGGTGGTAAAACACAGTTGGGTGTTAATACCGATAAAAAAATCAAACGAATTGGGTGTCATAACTTTAAAGCACTCGTTGAGGAAAACAAACTTATTATAAATGATGCTGATACGATCTCCGAAATCTCGACCTTTATTGAGAAAAAAGGATCATATGAAGCTGATGAAGGTTACCATGATGACTTAGTAATGCCTCTAGTTCTGTTTGGGTGGCTCACTACTAACAGTTATTTTAAAGACCTAAATAATGTTAATCTACGAAATATAATGTACGCTAAGCAAATGCAAGCGATCGAAGAAGAATTAACACCATTTGGTTTCTATGAAGATGGAAAGCCAGAGAAGGCTCCATTAAACTTCTAGAAATCGTGTAAAAACTAAATAAAATGTAGACATGAAATTGTCTAGGTAAACTTATTAACAAGGAGAAATACAATGCCGTTTCAACTATCTCCAGGCGTTGCAGTCGTAGAAAAAGATTTCACTTCTATCGTTCCAGCCGTATCATCATCTATTGGTGCTTTTGCTGGGGTGTTTCCATGGGGTCCAGTAATGGAACCTAGCACAGTTAGTTCTGAGAATGAACTAGTNCGTCGCTTCGGTAAACCAAATGATAGCAANTTTCAATCTTTTTTCACTGCTGCAAACTTCCTATCATACACAAATAATCTATTACTAGTCCGTGCTGACACTGGGGCTTTGAATGCGGTTGCCACTCAAACTGGTGGGGTAGCTACTATTGCTATTACTTCTGGTGGTTCTGGATACTCATCTACTGGTGCTGCTCCAACAGTAACATTCTCTGCTCCTACTGATGCTGGTGGTATTACTGCTACTGGAACTGCGGTTCTATCAGGTGGTGGTATTAGTGCGATTGCAGTTGCATCTGGTGGCTCTGGATATACCAGCGCAACTGTTACTATTACTCCTGCTGCTGGTGATGCTGGTACTGGTGCAGTAGGTACTGCTACTTTCTCTGGTGGTTTAGTGACTGGTATTACTATCACTACTGCAGGAACTGGTTACAAAGCTGCCCCAACAGTTTCTATTACTGGTAATGGTTCTGGTGCAGCACTTGGTGCTGTAACTCTAACAACTTCTACAGTTTCTAGTATTAATATTGTCACAGCTGGTAGCGGTTATACTACAGCACCTACTATTACAATCGGTGGTACTGCGACTGCGACTTGTACTATTTCTACTGCTGGTCTAAAAGTTACCAATGGTGAATATTACAATACATACCTAGCAAATGGTGCTGGTGTTGTTGGTGCATGGGCTGCAAAATATCCAGGAACTACTGGAAACTCATTACTAGTTTCTATGGCGGATTCTGCTACATTTACTGGTTGGGCTTATGCAGATCAGTTTGATGCTGCTCCAGGAACTTCTACTTACGCAAAAGATGTAATGGTTGCTCCAGCTGCTGTTGACGAAATGCATATTATCGTTATCGATGAAGATGGTCTTGTTACTGGCACCCCAGGATTTGTTGTAGAAAAATTCGCTTTTGTTTCTAAAGCGAACGATGCGAAGAAATCAGATGGTACTAATAACTACTACAAAGATGTTATTAACTCTCGTTCTGAATACATCTGGTGGATGGATCATCCTACTGCATTAACTTCAGTTGCTGGAACCAAAGATTTTGGCACAACATTAGCCAATGCTGCAGTATATAAGAGTTTGACTTCTGCTCAAACTGTTTCACTATCTGGTGGTACTGATGATTTTGCTGCAACAGACGCAGAATTAAATAATGCCTATGCTCTATTTGCCAATGCCGAACTATATGATGTTAGTTTGGTTCTTGCTGGTAAAGCATCTACTACAGTAGCAAATTACATTATCAGTAACATCTGCGAAACTCGTCTTGATTGCGTAGCCTTTGTTTCTCCACAAAACACTTCTACTGGTGATGTTATCATCGGTAGCACTTCAACTGAATCTACTGCTATGGTTGCTTACCGTAATGCTTTGCCAAGCACTTCATACGCTGTCCTAGATTCTGGATACAAATACCAGTATGATCGTTATGCAGACAAATATCGTTATGTTCCACTAAATGCCGATGTTGCTGGTCTGTGTGCTCGTACTGATTACACTAATGATCCTTGGTTCTCTCCAGGTGGTCTAAATCGTGGACAAATTAAAAATGTTGTTCGTTTAGCGTTCAACCCTTCTAAGACTTTGAGAGACAATCTCTACAAAGCTGGTATTAACCCAGTGGTTACATTCCCAGGAGAAGGTACTGTTCTGTTCGGTGACAAAACTCTATTGGCTAAGCCAAGCGCATTTGATCGTATCAATGTGCGTCGTCTATTCATCGTTATGGAGAAAGCAATCGCAACAGCTGCTAAATTCCAGTTGTTCGAATTCAATGATGGTTTCACTCGTGCGCAATTCCGTAACTTAGTAGAGCCATTCCTCCGTGATGTACAAGGTCGTCGTGGTATTACTGATTTCGTTGTTAAGTGCGATGAGTCTAACAACACAGGTGAAGTTATTGATCGTAACGAGTTCGTTGCTGATATCTTCGTTAAACCAAATCGTTCTATCAACTTTATTACCCTTAACTTTGTTGCTGCTCGCTCTGCGATTAACTTCAGCGAAGTTGGTGCGTAATTTAAAGATAAATAAGAAAGAACAAGGAGAGAATTAAATGGCAAACATTGCTGATTTTAAAGCGCAGATGATTGGTGGTGGTGCTCGCCCTAATCAATTCCGTGTTGAATTAACATTCCCATCTTATGTTACTCTAGGTGTGGTAGCTGGACAGCGTGCACAATTTTTGTGTAAAGCTGCTCAGTTGCCTGCATCCACTATCGAGACTTTACCAGTCTTGTATCGTGGTCGCCCAGTTAACTTTGCTGGTGAACGAACATTCCAACCATGGACTGTGACGATTTACAACGACACCACATTTGGTATCCGTAATGCTCTAGAGCAGTGGCAATCAGGTATTCAGAATTATAATACTACTAATGGTCGTATTAATCCTACTGANTATCAAGTTGACTTATCTGTNCACCAACTAGATCGTAATGGTGCAACTATTAAGTCTTACAAATTTGTTGATGCATTCCCGACAACAATTTCCGCAATCGGTTTAGATTACGAGCAACAAAATGCAATTGAACAGTTTGATGTAGAGTTCCAATACAACTTCTTTACTTCAAATACTGGTGCAGCATCTGGCTTTGGTGTCAATGTTTCTATTGATACTCCAGTTGGTAGCTTCCCACTTTAATAATTAACTGAAGGTTATTACATAATGCAGATTTTTGGATTTGAGATAAAGCGTAAGGACGNAGATCAACTACCGAGTGTAGTTCCTCCAAGTCCAAATGAGACAGGAGCAACCGTAGTAAACACTGGTGTAAATGCTGGTGGATACTACGGTATGGTCATGGATCTTGAAGGTGTTATCAAGAACGAAAATGATTTGATCCGTCG